ATCTATTGTTCCGCGTGGAACAAGGAACACAAGGTATGTAATCTCGTCTTGCAACCCACAGTCGTCGTGAATGTTGCGGAATCTAGCCGGCACAACTGTAGTTGCGGAGAAGATTAATCGCAGATTATATCGCGTAACTTTTTATCTGCGCATAACTTTTTGATAATCGCGAGAAAAAATTAAGGAAATCATCATGGGAACAAATTATTACTGGAATCCAACAGTCGCACGTCAGATTTATGGCATTGATGATATAGATCTAGATGATCCCAAAGTCCATATTGGCAAACGCTCCGCTATGACGGGTTATTGTAAACGTTGTGGAATTACGCGCGCCGGTCACACAAGGTACATTCATGTGGATCGTGAGAAAGATTCTCATGCATCGTCTATGTATATCAAGGGTGATGTTTGCCCATCATGTGGACAATCCTGGGATAATACATGTACCTCGTTTACCTTTACAATGATGAGTCATTTGGTATCGATATCCAATCTTTACAACATCGAATACGCAACAACACAGCAGAATCCGACTTGTAAACCGATTGATGTTGTTATCGATGAACTCGGAGTAACATACACTGCGATAAGATTTCTAGACGATGTTCTTCGACAGTGTCCTGTACAGTTTCAAGATTATGGTAGGTGGTCATAATGGCAGAAAAGCAATTGTCAAAAGATGAAGTTGCAGTATATAGAAAATCTGTATGCTCTGGATGTAGCAACAGAACGTTCAAGCGTGGAATATTACATTGTAATATCTCGCGTGACATGTGTCGCGGCATGGATTCATGTCCAGTTGGAAAGTGGAGACATTAACATGACAGGGAAGATGAAAGAAAAATTGATCCAATGTCATAACGAGCGTCCTGAACGGGAGATTATTTCATTCACCCGTTCTGAAATGGGAGGATATATCCCTGATAGAATGTCAAAATGTATCCTTTGTGGTAATGAAATCAAGGAGTTCAGGGACCAGTTGAGTATTAGAGAATTCGTAATATCCGGCATGTGTCAAAAGTGCCAAGACAGCGTATTCAATGATGTCAATAACGTATGATTTCGTGTTAGGATTCGTCGCAGGTGTATTTACTACCATAGTTGCACTGTTTACCTTATGGATTAAAAGTCATCATGCAACTATTGTTATTAATGATCCAACGGACGACGAGGAGTATAAGAAAATTGCAAGGCAGCTCAAGTGCCCAGATTGTTACAGCACAGACTTCAGATTCGAGGAAGTATCAGACCTCGCATGGATCCAGGGTGAAGACCGGTTCTGTGTCTGCAATAAATGTGGGCGAAGATTCGGTGATGGCAAATGAAGAGATATGAAGTTGAGTATTGGGTAAAACACAAACGTGAAGTTTGGGTGTCAGACAAGGTTCAGATAGAACAAATCCTATCTGAACAGAAAGAATGTAAGATTATCTCGGTTATCGAGTTACCAATTGGAGATGAATAACATGGCAGAAGTACAAACCTACCTGATTCAGGGAACGCATTTTGAAATTAGCAGAGCACCAGACTACAACCCAGAGAAATTCGTACGCATAGGCGACCGGGTTAAGATCATGAAGAAAGGATATAATGAATGGAAAACGTACCCAGGAGTAGTTGTATCCTTTGACGACTTCAAAGGTCTTCCAACGATCAACATCGTATACGTTGATGTTTCATACTCGTCATGCAACCTCGCAATGGTTGCATACAACGAGGATGCTAAGGATATTAAAGTCGTCTTCTTACCTGACGACAGCAAGGAACTCGACGTAGACAGGGTCGCAGTGATTGATAGGTTCGATAATGAGATCGAGAAGAAGAAAGCTGAACTCTCTGACCTCATATACAAGAAGGCATACTTTGAGAAAAACTTCGGCAAGTTCTTCGGTGGTGTCTGAATGCCAGGGAACCTTGGGGATGTGTACACCTTTCAGCAGCTATATGATTACTACAACCAATGTGCTGTACCTGCCACTAAGGACGCAGCTGTTGGGATGATCTCTAATTTCTTTTACAACCTTGGTCATTGTGCTGGAGATGCTCCATATATGCAGGCGTTGAAGACTCCTGAAGTACTCTTTCAAGCACTTTCCGTGGTGGCACGTGAAGATGTACAGACCGATCTGTGATACATGTGGGGCCATTATTTATTATGGTCCAAATAATCAAATGATCACAATTGAGAAGTTACAGATGACTGGTTATAAGAATACAGAGTCCCTTCATTTTTGTAACAGAACATGCTTCCTAACGTTCATGGAGAGCAAGGTATGAATGGCGGATAGAAGGCAGATAATTGATCGTATCGAAAAACTTTATGCCCTAGCCTCAGGAGGAACCTCTCCTGGTGAAGCGGCAGCAGCCACTGCGATGGCTGAAAAGTTAATGAAGAAACATGGTATCAAGGACTCTGAGGTAAATAAGCACAGGTATGCAAATGGTGAGAAGGTAAAACAAGAGCGGCGGCAACAATCCTACGAGCGATCTGCGCATAGATCTTACGACCAGCGAGCATCTTGGGAGAGTTATTCCCAGTGGCAGAAGGAACGGAATGAACGACGGCGTAAGGAGTACGAGGACTTCACACATCATTACTATCAGAGGACATTTGAACCTAGATTTGTCAAAGCGGATAAGGTTCAAGAAACAGATAAGGCGTATCTTCTTAATGTGTATCTCGACGAAAAGAAGTATCCGTGGTCACCTCTTCCTGTTGTAATAGTATCTGTCTGGATTCCGAAGTCTCAAGTAACAGCACAGGTCGGTAGAGGATGGTTACTCAATGGAGATTTATTACATAAGAACCTTAAGGATAATATCCCTTGGTTACTAAAGAATCATCCTGTTTTTAAATCACAACATCACATAGAGTTTCACTTCAAGGAGATCATATGAAAGATAATCTTAAAGACGACATTCTCAACGTATGTCGGGGGTATGAACGCGATCACATCATCGACGTATTACACGAGATAGTTACAGAAAACAATCCCATTAGCATGTGCAAATTCTATAACATGAAACCTTGTCCCAAATGTGGCAGTGGGGATGTTATCATTACGAACATCATGAATGGAGTTATAAAGAAGAATCTTGTAATCGTAGGCAAAATGGGATATTGCACATCTTGTAAGTTCCATGGCAAAAAAGTATACAAACGTGACCTTCGTGAACCCATCACTGAAGCTATCTGGATGAAACGCGCGGTTGACGAGTGGAATAATACACCCGTAACATCACTATTCACGGCATGCGAAGAAATCTACGGCATCGACTACCAATACTCACTTAACTCCGAAGAAGTATGCGAACTCATAGCTGCACTCGCTACCTATGGCTCCTCTACGCAGAGATGTCGTCGATTTGATCGAGCAGAGGGTTATAAGGATGACATAAAAATTGTATCCGAAATGGCTGACGTTATCATCTGCATATACCAACTTTTACATACAAGGAGAATATCATTTGATGTACTAAATAATCTAATGCAGGAGAAAGTCGAACGAACATGCCACTACGAATCTGTCCGTACTGCAATAGCCAAGTTGTCAAAAAACGTAAACCAGATGACTCGCATTGCCAATGTGCGATCTGTAGACGCACATTCAGCCAATCCTTAATGGAAAAGCATTTAAAGAAGCAAACCATCATTACTACTTACGCTACTCCTGAAAGGGGGAATTAAAAGGTACACGTTCCATGTATACGATTCCCGCCATTGAATCGCCGATGACTCAAGAAAATCAGCCTGTACAAAATATCACTCGGTTAATTCCCCTCAGGACAAGTAGCGTGTGATATCATGAGATTACTGGTAATCGTTCTACTGCTTGCGATGCTTATACCATCATTGCATGCTGATATATCAAATGTCACGCTGGAATCCAAGACATTTAACGTTGCGGGGGGAGGAAACAATCCATACTTCTACGGGATTGCTGTTGATAATCACGCCACTATGTACTTCACTCCGGGTAAAGGAGAACAGCGTGCAACGGTGTATTGGTTGAACAAGATTCCACTTAATGTGTCCTTATCGATTCAACACACGAATTACATCATCGAAAGGATGTGGAATATTACAAATGTCTCTAATCCAATAGAGATATAATCTTTTTAGAGAGGTAGTGTGAGTAATGTGTACACGTCGGGGATCACACCCCGGCCTCTCATCAGGCGCGGTTTTTTAGGTCATTTGTACCCCCGCTCCTGTTATTCGTGAAGTTTGTGAAGAAATAAAAAGCTTTATAAGCTTTGAAAACGAATAATATTTTGTAAACCTTCTTTATGAGGTGAACAGTGTGGTAGACACAGCAAACACTCCAGCAAAACCGGTCCCGACCAATATCAAGGACCTGTACGCAGAACTCGAGAAAGAGGCAGTCACTGGTAACTCCCGGGGACAGAAAGCCGAAGTAATTCGTACCGCAGTCGAAAATGCAGCCAAGCAGATTGGTAAGACCAAACTTGCAGCTTCCGCAGTCTACAAAATCGTGAAAGCCCAGTGTGGCGACAACCCGAAAGTAGACCGCAGCTACTTCAACAACGTTATCCAGAAAGCCTGGTCAACTGAGAAGGATGACAAGGGCGTTGTTTGGGTCAACCTCGACAAGCCAATTACCAAGTAAGGACTCGTGGAGGAAGGAACATGAGTTTAATTAGGCCATCATCCTCGCCTCCCAAGCAACCTGGCTCAAAAGAGATCGTTGATGAATTTCTTGCATCAAACTTGACCCGTTGTATTGTCGACACGAAGGGGTTGGATCGCAAGCCCAACTCCGTATACGTTTCTCTTCGACAATATGTTGCGAAGCATCCCGATCTTCAAATTCAAGTAACGCTTCAAGACGGTCAAATCACTCTCATTAAGGAGTAACGCATGACCGATAGCTCGACGGGAGACAAATTCCGCGAGTTCTATGAGATGCATTGGTTAACAGAGGACGTTTACTGTCAGACAGATTTTGTTGCATACTTTGGTATCGATTCTCGTCTGGCACGGTATCATCTTCTGCGCATGTGTGACGAAGGCCTTCTTTGTCAAATTACGAACAAAAAAGGTAACGCCTGGTACATTCACCGCTCTCACAAAGAACTCTTTAAATCAAACCTAACATTCCAACGTAAAGGTATACGTATTTATCCAAGGTGAACATTATGGACGAAAAGAAGTACATCGAAATGCTGGTAGCAGCCGGTAAAGACAAGAAGGAAGCCACCGAATTTATCAAGAAGGTCATCGCCACCATCAAGGAAAAGATGCCCAATGCAGCTCCGGAGACACAGGAGTCCGTTCTTTTCCTGAAACTTGACGACATCCTTCACGGAAGCGGTGGTGACCCATATGTCGGTATCTGCATCGGATGTGACAAGATGGAAGACTCCTTCCGGTACCAGAAGGACCAGGCACTTGAATCATTCAAGAAAGACAGCAACCAGGCTGTCATGAAAGGTCAGATTAAGATCGACGAATCCGGGAACCCAATACCACTGGACACGAGAGAGTGGCTGGACAAGAAGGAAACCAAGAAGAACAACAACTTCGGTAAGCCTCTTCCAACACAGCTGCGTCGTCAGATGATCTTCCTCGTCGATGGTAAGATCGTTCGTGCCTTCGGAAAGGAAGATCCCGAGATCGGCAAGAATTACGAGTTCAAAGCAACCGTAACTGAGTCCGGTTTCTTCACACTTGCAAAAGATTCACTCAAAGAAGCAAAGGAACAGCCAACCCCTGTACAGCTCTGGGATGCAGTATATTCATCCGCCGGTAACTCGGACTATGTAACCGCTCTGTGTGATATCAAGAGTGCAGACAAGAATGCATTCATTGTTACAAAGGGTCTCGTCAAACACACGTCTGAAACGTCCAACGGTGGAACTATGATCGTTCTCATCGATGGAGACTGCGAAGAAGGCGTAGTCGGATTCACAGCATCTGACGAAGTCAAGGCAATAATAGATCACGAGATTGTTCGCGGTCAGGAAGTCATCTCATGTGGACGTGTTGCGAAGATGAAAGACGGTCGCATCAACGTCGTCACCATGGGAGTCATTCCGAATCCGGCATCCACCGACATCAGCTCAGGTCTCGATGCACTCGGAGACCTCTCCATCTAATCTTTTTTAAGTGAACATCATGGCAAATCCTTTTGGCAAAAAAGAGGAGGTCGCCGTTGTTAGTCCAGAAGAACGCAAAGCAGCATTGCTTGCTAAAGCTCGCGAATACTACAAACCCGCAGTGGAATTAGAGATTCGTGATTCAGTTAAATTCGCACTCTTCGGTGCGGAGAAAACAGGTAAGACTCACTTCTGTATTACAGCGAAGCGACCTTTGTGGGTCATTGACACAGAGGGATCCTGGAACTGGGAGATTGATCAGATGAAAGCCCAGGGTAAGGATGTCTCCGATATCAACGTCTCACAGGTACTGAAATGGGCGAACAAGGCGGAAGGCAAGTTAGATCTAATTGGTTCCCTCGATGCACTGGTCGAAGCTATTGACGTGGTAACTTCTATTATCGCTATTGATAGCGAAGATCCGAATGCACCACGAGGTACGATCGTTATCGATAGTATGACCGATCTCTGGGACTGGTTAGGTATCTGGCTTGAAGAGATGCCGGGTAAAATGAAGGCAGGCGAAAAGATGAGTCGTTTCGAGTGGGGTAAAGCCAACAAGAAGTACATCGACGTCATCTACATGCTTCTGCACTCCAACTGGAATGTCGTCTTTACCTTCCGGGCAAAACCAATCGTGGACGACAAGGGAGGAGATACTGGAAACAATGTTGCACGATGGCAGAAGAATACTGGATACTATGTTGACAGTATCATCGAGATGTCATTCGTCGCAGGTGAATTCCAGGCACAGTTCCACAAGGGAAGACTTGGTAAATTCATGTATGGCCAAGTGTTACGCAATCCTGACTGGCCTACTGTCATCAAGTATATCAAGGAGAAGGCAGGTATTACTGTCTACTGAGGTGCACATGACGAATGATACAGAGAGTATAAAAGCAATCATCGATCGCATATCAAACACGCTGATTGGGAAGGGAGGAGAATATAAGGAGTCTGTAATCTCCGTGCTCCCCAGGGGTGATTGGTTGAGTCAAATTGTCATCAAAGCGAATCGAGCACAAAGAGCAGTGAGTGATGAGAAGTTAAAAGACGAACTTCTGGACACTGCGTGCTATTGTATTCTGCTGCTTGACAAACTCGAAAGGGAGATGCGACTTTGACAACCTATATGCCTATTCTTCCTCTCGGAATGTTGCATCTCTTTGACGAACTTGAAGTTGAAGATGCATTCATTCTTCCACAATTTTGGAACATTCCGGAGTATCGAGAATTCTATACGGGGCGTAAGTGGACAAGGGTAATCGTAGATAATGGACTCTACGAAAAGCCTGATGCACATAGTCTCTATGAATTAGCAGAAATTGCTGACTCGCTGAACTCATTGGTTACCCATATCGTAGGACCTGAAAAGATCGGTGATGGAGAAGTAACTACGTCTCTTATGTTGAATGCCATTGCTGAACACGGACCTCGCAGTTCCAAGTGGGCACTCATGTCAGTTTTCCAAGGTACTCCGTTACAGATGTATCAGTCGTACGATACGTTGAAAGAGTATCGCATTGGATTCGCATTCCCGGTATCAATGTACCGTCAGGGGTGGTCACGTGCAGGTCTTAAATTCTTCACAGGGATAAGGAATCACTATGTACACGCACTCGGGATTGACGATCTCACAGAGCTTCCAGACATCGTCAGGGCCGGATTCGACTCCTTTGACTCTTCTATTGTTGCTACTGCTGCTATTAATGGTATCGATATCCTTGGCTCCGAACTACGAGTTCTACGTCGAGGACAACCAGATGACCCTGTACGAGTGGATCTCACACATAGGTCATTCGACGAAGACATCATTGACGCAACAGCCTGCAATATTGATGATATCAACAGCACCATTGGAACAATTCGAATTGAAGCGAAAGGTGTCTAACATGAAACACAACGTTGATATAAACATTAATGACAGTGATATTATTGAATACATACGAGACAACTACGACGTGGACGACGTCTTCACAGAGGAAGATATCAAGAATTACATCTCTCGACAATTCATGCCCGAAGATGCATTCGATGAATCATCACTTACCCTCTGGGCTGCGGACCACGGGTTCGTCAAGGGGTAATCATGGAACGCTGGGTATGGATAGACTCGACGTGGATGCGTACTGACGACTTCCTACCTGAAATTAAGATTTTTGCAAGGAACTATGACGAGCCAACTGTTACGAAGACATTTACCATTACGGACTTCCGTCCGTACTTCTATGTTCCAGCGTCGTGTGCTTTTCATCCCAGAGAAGTCACGCAAGTTGATTCTAAAACAATTCTGGACGCCAAAGGGCGTGAGGTACGGAAGGTATTTGTACGTCTACCATCTGACGTGGTTGCGGCGCGCAAAGCGTATGATTGGACAGTCGAAGCAGATATCCAATTTGACTTCAGACATATGCTCGATACAGAAGTCTCGTATGCATTTAGCTTTGATGAACACAATAAAATCAAGCCAATCGACGTCCCAGGAACTCAACTTCCCCGCATCTGCTTCTTTGATATCGAAGTACGATCTCCCCCAACACAGTTCCCAAAACCAGCTGAGGCAAAGTGGCCCATAGTCAGCATCCAATGCATGGATTCATACACTGGAGACATCACCATCTTCACGTATGGAGTTCCAAAACTCGAACCAGACCAGGTTGCGTGCAAAACTGAATCTGAGATGTTACGTGAATTCATGAACTACCTACAAAGGTATGACCCAGACGTCTTAACTGGTTGGAACACAAACGGGTTTGATATTCCGTACATTGTTAACAGAGCGAAAAATATCCATGTCAAACTTAACCGCATGACTCGGATACCTGATGGCTATAACAAACCTGTTGCGGAGCTCCGTCAAGGAACTCCCGCTGATACCCCGGAAGAGGAGAAGAAGCGCAAGAAACGCAAGGAAGAATGGTTCGTGCGATGCACGGGTAGACAGCTCCTTGATATGCTCGATGCGTTCAAGAAGTTCTGGAAAGCGGAAGGCGAACTCGACTCTTATACACTCAAAGCAATCGCCCGTAATCCAGACGTGATGGGAGATGACGTCTATGTCTACGAAGAGCAAGGTTCCAACATGGAAAAGCTCTTCACCGAACAACGTTGGGACGACTTCCTGTCGTACTGTCGGTCGGACGTGATAGCGTTGAGCAAGATTGATAAGAAGATCAAGCTCTTTGACTTCTACGAAAACCTTCGGATGATGTGTGGTATCAAGTTAGAAGACACGATGAAGAACAGTCGCATCATAGAGACGTACCTCTTCCGTGATCCTGTCATGAAACCGATGCCAACACGTCGGTATGACATCGTCGGAGAATCCTACGAAGGTGCACTCGTTCTCACACCAAAAGTCGGTATCTTCAACAACGTGGCAGTATACGACTTGAATGCATTGTATCCCCACATCATCATTGCATTCGATCTGTCTCCGGATATCGATCACGTTATTCCGCGTGTCATTCGTTATGTCATGGATGAAAGGAACAGACTTAAGAAATTAATCAAGGATGGTCTAGCAGATGAAGCAGACAAGAAGAAAGAAGTCGTCCTCAAGTTCATTGCGAACTCCTTCTACGGTGTTCTTGGGTGGGATAAGTTTCGTTTGTATGATCCAGAGATTGCAGCCTTCATTACACGCACCGGTCGAGAAATCAATGAATACCTTCAAGGACTGGCCCGTGGGGTTGGATTGGAACCAATATATGGTGACAGTGTAAGTCCAACAACGCCTGTAATAATTAAGCGCAACGATCGAATTCACATTCTTCCAATCGACCATTGCCAATCAGGTGATCTGACATTCAATGGATCATGGGTACCAATCAAACATGTGATCAAGAAACCCCTTCGTAAGCAGATGTATCACGTGTCAACAGGTCATGGAAACGTGGTGTGTACGTGTGATCACTCACTCATTAAGGATGGAAAAGAAGTATGTCCTCAAGACCTTGACAAAGGAGATACTATTGATCACATAGACTTCCCAGTACAGACACATGTCGAAGAAGGATACATCAATGAAGATATTGCATGGATTATAGGACTCTTCCTCGCAGAGGGAGCACGATTTAACACTCGTCAATTCGTAATCAACAATCAAGATATTAAACTTCTCGAGGAATGTGCTGATAGAATAGAACGAGTATGTGGTAAACGTGTACGAATATCCGACTACATGGAATCATCCAATTGTCATCGGATATCATATATACCACCACCCATCTCGAATTACTTATCAGATTGTTACGTAGAAAACACATGGCATATTGGTTCTCCCAAACCATACCAGACGACTGGTTACAAGATTGTCCCGTCATATATCCTCAATGGAAATACATCTATTCAACGTGCATTCTTTGACGGATACTATGAAGGTGATGGATCCAAGGTAAGTCATAAAGCAATTGATTCTAAAAACGAATGCCTTGCGTTGGGGGTGCATTACATTGCAGAAAAACTCGGACTCAAAGTACATTGCTGTGTGCATAAGAAATCCCTATCCTGGGGACTTCGCTTCCCAGTGGGCGATATTAGAAAGGATCGTAAGGTCATTAAAGACCTCATCACAATTCCACCAGAGCGACTCTGGTTCAATCATGTTGTCGACCTGGAGATTGACGACTCCTCCCACACGTTCGCAACTGGAAAGATCCTTCTCCACAATACCGATTCGATCTTCGTATTGGGAGTTAGGGACGCACAACATGGAATCGAAGTCCAGAACTTTCTTAACAAACGTCTCGTCGACGAATGGACTCCTGAACATCAAGCACGCATTGCTCCGCAACTCAAGTTCGAGGAACTCTTTCGGACGATTCTCTTCAAACCGTCATCCACAAATCTCGAAGAATCGGCGAAGAAACGTTATGCTGGCCACGTTCTATTCGCAGATGGAAAACCAGCCGATCGTCTTCTGTACAAGGGGATCGAAGTGCGCCGATCTGATCAGGCGAATCTCATCAAAACGACACTCCTCAGATTCCTCGAACTAGTCCTTATGGAAGATAAACACGATGAAGCAATTGAACTCATCAAAACAGAATACTACAACGTACGCGATGGACGTTCCTCCCTCTTGGATATCAGCATCCCGCAAGGCATCACAGACATGGAGAAAAATTCCCCGAGAGTCCGCGGAGTCTTGTACGCCGAAGAACTTTTCCACATCCCTTACACGGGTGGTGAAAAGCCTCGGCTCATCTATACTCGAGGCGATCATGATGCCTTCTGTCTCTACGACGGGATCCCTATTGATCAGGTTCCTTTAAAAGTGCGCATTGATTATCCCCTCATGGCGGAAAAGATCATCACTAAGAAAATGGAATCCTATGTACTGGCCTTAGGGAAGAATCTACGTCATATCCTTGAGGGTCAGCAAACATTATCGTCCACGTGGTTCGAATGAATATCTACGAGTATTCAGTCAAAGTCTTTAACAAAACCATCACCGCGGTTGGTTTTGACATCGAAGACATTGCTAAATGTTACCCCAGCGCAGAATCAATCATACGCTCGGGTATCCATTACTTTATCGGTGATGGAAGCGACACTGCACAATCCTTAACCAAGGCTACACCAGTAGCATCTGCATTCACAGCAGTGGCAGGATCATCAACAGGAACGTCTCATACGACAATCCCGGAGACTGCGGACTTAACGGTCGCAAAACCTGTATCTGTAGCCTTCAATGGTCCAGCAACTGCCACCGCATGGATATGGGAGATGGCAGGGTATACGACTCTCTATGATCAAATCATAACAGTCCGTTTTGAAACAGCGGGCACATATGTTATGAAGTTAACTACCGCCAGTGATGGTGGTGAAACAGATGCACAGTATCTGAAAATTACGGTGGCGTAAACATGACAAGCGAGGTTGCTACGGTCGAAACTTCAGTGTCAACAATACACCTCAGTGATATTGCCGGCACGAAAGGACAGATGAATGAATTGCGTGAGAGAATTGCAAAGCTGGAAGAAGAGGCCGGCATTACATCTCTCAAAGAAGAACTACACGCATTGGAAGACGTGTACAAACGTCAGGTATCCACTGCGGTAGAAAGTGGGTTATTCGCGGAGGACCACTACCAACTCATTAACAAGGGTCGCGTGATGATAACAATTCATCCGAAAGAATTGTTTGAACGTTACCCGGACATCTTTTGGCGAACCGTCAAGGTTCCAAAAGGTAAAACTGAAGACCTCCTTCTCTGGATGTACGAAGATATGGGGCAGAGTAAACCGGCTGCAAAGAAGTCGGTCGCTGCGGTCATCGAAGAAATCTCATCCAAGGAACAGTCCGGCGAAAACTACGATCTCGTTGATCTCTTGAACGGTGAATAACTATGGCAGACGAAGAAGTAAAGATCCTGTATTGTCACAAGGACTTATCTCAATTTTGCAAGCGCACTGAATGTCCCATGTGGTTCTTACCTCCGAACCCCGAAGCTGATGGTGACTGTGCGGAAGCGCTGAACGAGAAGCAAGCCTTCTGGGAGGTCATTAAGCAGATCTCCGATGAAATGATCGCAAAGACCAAATCAGAGAAGTCCACAGAGACTTCCTAACTCTTTTATCATGTTATCCGTTAGCACTGAATCAATTGGTGCTGCCCACCTAGAAGCTGTGAAGAAAGTATGCAGGTTCGGTATTCCTGATGTCACCGAAGATGGGGAGCACGTAGTTGAATTAGAAGAGCCATTATGCATACACGTGAGCAATCCACTCCACGAGTATGACAAGTTCGTCAATTCGCCTTACGGTGTAAAGTTCGACGAAGTATACGAAGGTAAAGTTATCGGTGTGACCGTCAAGAATCACGATGGCCTTGACCCTGTATACACATATGGTAATAGGTTCCGTGATTACTTGCAACCAGTAGAAGCACCACAGAAGAGGACCAATCCAACAGAACTTCCTGTATTCGATCTACTAGGTGATGGTGACGTACGGGGTCTTCAATGTTATGGTGGGTATGATCAATTAAAACGATGTCTTGAGAAGTTGCGTGACAACCCTTCCACCCGGCGCGCAGTTATGTCAACATGGATCCCATGGATGGATCATGAGAGTAATGAACCACCATGCGTTATGGTCGTAAGCTTCGAAATCAATCGAAAGAAAGAACTCTCACTAGTCGCATTCATAAGATCCAACGACATCCTCATGGCATGGGGTGAGAATGCAATCGGTCTAACTGCGATACAACATCTCGCTGCAAAACAGCTAGATCTGAAGATAGGTTACCTTGAGACCATCTCACGCAATGCACACGTCTACTTCAAGCGAGATCAAAACTATCTCCGCCAGATGGGGGTAATGTATGACCTATGAAACAACGATTCCCGGGGAGCACTTCTTCCCATTTATCACTTCTATCACCGACTTCGTCGGAGATGCTAAGGTTGTGTTCGAAGATTATGTTGTCGTATCCGCCTTGGAGACAGCGGGGGTGGTTCTTGTCAACTCTGCCGTTCGGAATCCTAATCCCCCACCAGAACCCATCGAGGTCGTCCTTGATATTCGAAGCATCCGTGGCCTCACGTCGTCTAAGAACGATGTTACAATCCGAATCAATGGGAACAACGGAATCGAGTTGAAAACCGGACGCATGGAATACAAGCTCCCGTCCATCATTGAACCAAGTCTAAAGCATATCAAGATGCCTAACAAGGAATTCCCAGTCAAGATGACAGTAGATGCAGCAGCGTTACTCGAAGGTATCAAAGGAATGATTGCGTCAAATAAGGCGATCGAAGAAACCCTTGGCTTCTGGTTCATCGTGGAGGATGAAGAAACATTTTACTTACAGGACAAGCTCAAGATGTACAGTAAAGCAGTTTTTGACCCCAACGAGGAATTCACGATCGAACACTATGAAGGACCAGCTGCATCAATGTTTTCAATTGACTACCTGGAAGACATGGCCAAACATTTGAAACTGTTTGATGATGTCAAGATTTGTCTCACAAATAATGATCCCATGATTCTCATATCAACAGGGGAGGAAAGGAAACTAGCCTATGCCATCGCGAACAGAATGCCAGACTATTGAATTTGCAGGAGGCAATACATACATCTTTGACAAACCGGTGAAGAAGTATATCGTTGACTTCGGCGAATACGCTGACATGGTTGAAGCGACGAATATGAATACCACGGATCTTGGTATCGTATTCGAGAATGTAATCATTCGTACAAACAACGGTGCGTGTATTGGGATTGGACGAACGTTTATCGAACATGGACAATTAGTCGGGGTGACGCTTATCGAGGAGGAATTTGGTGGTATTGTGATCACAAATGAAACTAAGTTGGGATTATTCTCGGTGATTAACGATGGTTAATGAAGACGCAGAAGATCTCCATGGTCCACATTATACAAAGGATTCACAAGGGAACGATGTGCTGCTGATCAGAAAGTCAATGATCGAAGATTACATCATGTGTCCTTGGAAGTTTAAGCGTATATGGATTGATGGGGTAAAGAAAGTACCGAATCAAGATATGATAGTAGGTACTCGGTATCACGACTTTATGCAAGCGTTCTTTGAGCATATGGTCCCTGAGGAGTACTGGTTGGATATGATTCCTGATGAGTTCATTGAAACTGAACGTCAATGGGCAGCATGGACAATCGAGAAGGAGCGCGAGAGGAAGCATACTCTCGAAAGTCTAGGTCGCGGAGACGAGTTCCTCCCCGTCAAGTTGGAATTCAACATGGTAAGCCCAAGACTCTATTTGGAGTCGCGCCCCGATCGGATCGAATGGTTCAACAAAGACGCCGGCCAGATGTGCGCAGTGGAATACAAGACAGGGAATAGTGTAAATTGGGAGTCTATTAAGAGACAACTTGCATTATATGCCATCCTCTGGGATGATGTGGTTAAGTTAGGTAAGATCACACATATCAAGTTGATCAATCCCCAAGCTGGTATTTACAGAACCATTAACCTTGACACCTGGGAGAAAGACAGGGTGTATAAGACAATTGGTGCAATGCGCAAGGCACTCAAGGAAGGTATATACCCACATAAGTGCAATGAGGTCATCTATGCCTACTGTCTACTATGTAAACCAGAAGATACGGGATTGTACCCCGAGGATGATGGATTAACGTTCCAGCAGAGTCTTGACTTTGCACATGCGATGGCGGATGAGTTAATATGAGTGAAGATTTCATAATCTATATGGTATTAGGACTCGGTGGCTTAGTCCTTGGGTGTATCGCGGGATTCAAGCTTGGTTATGCTTACGCGATGCGTGTATCCCAGGGATTCAACTTGACGGAATGGTTGAAGAGTCTTTTACCTTTAGGCAAATTTCAGTGAAAAGGTGAGCTGATGATTACTATGATGAAAAATAGATCGCGCAATTTCTTTATAAAGACTGCGCGCTTAAATCGCAGGCTATTACTCAAATTTTTCAAAACCTCCGATCTTGTCGCAGCCCTGGAGGACCGTAAAGACGTGTGTACTACGTATTACGTAGAACCTGACAAGAACTTCTACGTAGATGTAAACAATCGTAAGCACAAAGAACTATATCGTAATGGACCCGCAGTAATCCTTGTGGTGGTGGACTAATGGACATAAATGCACTTGAACAATTCGTACAAACAATCGTTCGCGAAGTCGAAATCATCAGACGTGATGTAAACACATTACAGACGCGCATCGAGAAACTCGAGGAGTCAAGGAAATGACGTACTATGAAAAAGTACTCGAACGATACCTTCAGCCAGGCGAAACGACGCTCACAGATGTATTTCGACGAACCGCACGTGTTCTTGAATCCGACGTACACAATCTTCAGCAAGAGACCCTCTTTAGACTCTTTTCTGAATCAGTGTTTCTTCCTAATTCCCCCACACTTGCGAATGCCGGAAGCACAAGAGGAGGTTGTTCGGCGTGTTACGTACTTCCTCTGGAGGATTCTGTGGAAGGAATATATCGAACTGCCTACCATCAGGCCAAAGTACATGCTGCCTTCGGAGGAACTGGATTCGATCTTTCAGTCATCAGACCTCGAGGTGATCGCATATCTTCTTCCGGAGGCGAGGCCTGTGGACCTTGCGCTGTTTTGGAGTTCCTCAATCAGTCTGCTCACCTTATACGTCAAGGAGGTAAGCGAGAAGGAGCCAACATGGGAATTCTGTACGATGACCATCCCGACCTTGATGAATTCATATCTTACAAAGATAGTAGACCCTATATTAAGCATTTCAACATCTCGGTGGGAGTACACACGGACAAAGTATCAAACACTGACAGAAACGATCTCCTCTATCGTATCGCAGAACATAGTCATGCTACCGGGGACCCAGGGGTCATCTTTGTTGATCGACTTAACACCCATAATCGACATGTGGAGGAATTCGGTGCTATTCGCGCGACTAACCCCTGCGGAGAGCAACCCCTGCGACCATATGAGTGCTGCAATCTCGGAAGCATTAACCTTTCGAAATTCGTCGAGGACGGCGAGTTTGATTTCCCGTACTTTGAACGCACAGTCGATACTTGCGTGCGGATCCTCGATCGAGTCATCGATGTCAACAACTATCCTCTTGAAGCGATTAAAGCAGCTTCTCTTCGAACTCGAAAAATCGGTCTCGGAGTAATGGGGTGGGCAGATGCGTTGGTACTGCTTGGTATCTCATACAGGTCCACTGAAGCAATCGATCTTATTCATCAGATCGGTACGTCGATGCAGAACGTTGCTAACAATGTATCAACGGAACTTGGCGAACTACTTGGTTGTTACACATCCGGAGAGCGTAGGAACGAAAATCTCATCACAATTGCTCCAACCGGCACCTTGTCTTACTTTGCCGGCTGTTCAGGCGGCATCGAACCTAATTTTGGATGGGATATTGTCCGAGAGACCGAAGCGGGGGAGACGGTCATTAAACACCCGCTATATGAGAAGTATGTTAAAGGATCCGACCTTGAAAAGGATATCGCGCATTCAATCAGCGCTTACTGGCAAATAGAACATCAGGCAACATGGCAATTATACGTCGACAACGCTGTCAGTAAGACGATCAATCTTCCTGCTAATGCAAACATAGAAGACTTCTATTCTGCTTACAGGCAAGCGTACGAACGTGATTGTAAAGGAGTGACAATCTATCGTGACGGATCAAAAACAATTCAAACCCTCAGACACGGTGAGTCCGTTCCGATCGATCATTGTCGGGAACGACCGGCTAAGGTATATGAACGTAAGTCCGGATGTGGAACTATCTACGTCATACCATCTGAAATGCCAGGGAATATGGCTCCGTGGGACACATTTGCCATCACTTCAGGGGGATGCGCTGCTAATAGTGAGGCTATCGGTAGACTTATTTCAGGGTGGCTCCAAGACCCAAGTCCAGCCGGGGGAGTACCAGCGCGCATTGGGCACATACTTCACAGTGTTGACTGTCCAAAATGTAATCGCCGTGACGGATGTGACGGAAACTCATGTGCTGATATTATCGGAAGAGTCATTGTTGAACATTATTTAACTCAAAAGACAGACGATCGTCCGGTATGTCCGAATTGCAAACATCATCTTAACTTTGGCTCCGGGTGCAATCAAGGCGAATGCCCTGTCTGTGGGTGGTCGGGATGCAATTAATCTCGTTATCTTCCGGGCAACGAGAAAAATTAAATATCCGGGGAAGCACCAATCCATACTATGAAATACAGGATTATCCCTAAGAACAAGGCGGCGAAAAAACTATGTGGAAGACAGGGACTAAAAAATGTCAATACTCGTAGACAAGAATCTGAAGGATGCGATTGCGACGGGGACAATCCTCGTTGATCCTTTTGACCCCTCTCTCATTCAACCAAACAGTCTTGATGTACGTCTTGGTAACACCGAGACTCGATATATAGCACCAGGATACAACTGTGTGATCAATCCTGCCGATGAAGCACCCCGTTCTGTGTCGAGGCAGGTCGACAAAGTCGTCATTAAGCCAGGTGAGTTCATTCTCGTAGAAACGATGGAATACTTCAAACTTCCATCCAACATCTACGGTGAGATCATGGGCAAGTCGTCTACCGGGCGACTAGGCATAGACGTGGAGAACGCCGGTCTAATTGATAGTGGATTTGAGGGTACTCTAACTCTCGAACTCTATAATAAGACCAAAAGCCACACCTATACTTTGCCCCCTGGATTTCCGATTGCGCAGATTGTATTCTATCCTTGCGATGAAGTAGAGACACCGTATAATATGAAGAGCACCTCCCGCTACAATGGTCAACGTGGCGCAACACCGTACAGAGTACAAACTCATGACACAGATGATAGAGGAGCTTCGAGTGAAGCTTATGGAGAGACTACTGCCTTTGGAAAAGCTATCGATCATTTCCGTGCGCGGAAGCGGGGGAAAGGATCAGGTGGAGCTAAACGTAGTAGCGCAGATAGCGGAGAGCAAGACGAACAGAGTAGCATTTGATGTCTGTCTCATTGAAGTTGCACTGAAGGACACTCCCTTCAAGATCATCGATTGGAAGTTCGACAACACCGTTCGTCCTGACAATGATGACAACGTCACTCACCTCATCATGCCAGTGATTTCGTATACCGAGAAGGTCAACATGTCTCATGGTAACCCATTCCTGTCATACACTGGTGCACCACAGTAATCATGTCATCTAGCTACTATCTCGAGGAATTATACAACTGCGTGAAAGGTGAAGAGTTTGTCTGGAGCGATATTAAACATAAATGCCAAAAAGGCATTCGTTATTTTTCCGAAAGGTGTTACGTCGAAAAGACGGGTAAAACCCGTGACGGCACTCACATCTGGAGGATCAGAACAAAGTATGTCGAAAAACTGTCAAGCGTATGTTGACGGCAAGATCACGAGAAAGGAGCTCGTATCCTCCTTGGCTGCATATCTAGGTGAATGATGCCCGTTATAAATACAAGAATTCATTTCGAAGCTGCTCATCGACAGTATGGAGACACGTCCAAGTGTGGCTATTTGCACGGACACAACTGGGCGGTAGACGTATATATTGGCTCGGATACCATTATGCCTGTGGGGTACATCGTCGACTTCAAGGATCTCCAGGAAGTCGTTAACAAGTATGACCATAAGGTATTGCTTAAAGAGGATGATCCATTATGCGACGTGTTGGAAAAGGCGGGCCAGAAGGTCATGAGACTGGAACTGAACCCTACGTGCGAATGTTTAAGTCTGATTCTGATAAGAGATATCGCCAAGATACTCCCGACGTTTCAGACGATAACCCTGGTAGTACATGAGAACGAAAAGTCCAACGCAGCAACGAAGGCGTCCTATGCAGATTTCAGAAATATTTGAATCCATCCAAGGCGAGGGTCCGTGGATCGGTTACCCTGCGACGTTCGTAAGGCTATACGGATGCAATCTCAATTGTTCCTTCTGTGACTCGCAGTATTCCCGCGACGGATCCTTTGTCGAAATGAGACCACTAGAGCTCGCGGACGACATACTGTCAAGAGCACCTGGATTCATCATCTTCACTGGTGGAGAACCATGTCTTCAGTTCGAAGAGATGAGAAAGACAATTGAGGCAATTCGCAAGTATGATCCGTCGAAACGGATTGCAATTGAGACGAATGGGACTATTGATTTCGATGATACAATTTTCGACGTTGTTGTCGTATCGCCCAAGTCCATGTCTGTTGTTGAATTGTGGTCACATAGACCAAATGTATATGTCAAGTTTTTGGCATCTGATGAGAATGATATTGAGAATATCAGGCGTAGAGTCAATATGTACATATTCGCAAACATTCCATACGTTATGCCAATAGGCGTAACACCTGAAGGAATTATAGGAACTTCGAAAGTATTATCAGAACTTATAGTATCCTCTGGTATGAATGTAGCATTCTCTCCTCGGCTTCATATACTTATGGGAGTAAAGTAAATGAGAAAAGCAGTGATTATTCTGTCTGGTGGCATGGATAGCACGACGTTAGCGTATGATATTGTAAAGAGTGGTAAGTATGATGAGGTCCACGCGTTATCATTTGACTATGGTCAAAAGCATGGCAAAGAACTCGAGTGTGCGAAGATCACAGCGTCTAAGCTGGGGTTACGCAGTCATCATGTTGTTGATGTTTCTGGTCTTGGTGGTATCTTATCTTCTGCCTTGACAGGGTCGTGCGAAGTGCCGGAGGGCGACTATGACGACTCGAACCAAAAGTTGACAGTGGTTCCAAATCGTAACATGATCATGCTGTCTATTGCAGCAGGATACGCGATGTCCATTGGAGCAACTGATCTTTACTATGGTGCACATGCAAATGATTTCGCTATCTATCCCGACTGTCGACCTGTATTCGTCGAGAAGATGAATGAGGTGTTGAGTTACGCGCATTATACACCAGTGAAGCTTATAGTTCCATATCAGTTCTATGGTAAGGCGAACATTGCAGCGAAAGGAGAACAGCTCGGTGTACCCTTCGAGGATACTTGGACTTGTTATAAAGGAGGAGAAAAACCTTGTGGCAAGTGTGGAAGTTGTAATGAGAGACTCATGGCCTTCAAGGAAGCAAGAATGACAGACCCTCTGGAGTATGAAGAATGAAGGCATGTTTACTTCCTGACTACGCAAGTCAACCCTGCAATGGGAGACTTCTTGAGCGTGTCGGTGTTCATGATGTATGTGTCCCTATGATGGGTCTTGGCGAGGTTCTTGTTCCGACCAAACAGTCTCTATACGTAGAGTTGGAAGGTAAGAACGGCGCGCACATGAGTAGGCTGGTAGGGTTGATTGAAGATAATTCATATAATTACATTGAGCTTGCTGCCCACATGATGCAGTATGCAATTGAGAATCACAACGCCAGTAAAGCCTTCTGGGAAGTATCCTGGAATGATACCCTCATGTTCAGTCCGGATAGATTGAAATCAACGTACCTCATCATCCCGATGACTTTGGAGGGCGCGCTCATTAAGGGTGGGGCGCCTGAATGGTTCTTTACTTTCGAATTCCCTTATGCGAGCGTGTGTCCATGCAGTGCAGAGATGACAAAAAGCGCAGGGAACGGTCACCCCCACATGCAAAGAGCGACGGCCACAGTAACGGTACAGCTGGATGGAAATCTCGAAGTAGTAAGACCACTACTGGAACGTATAGCAAATGCAGTCGGACTAATACCAGTAAGTCTAATGAAAAGAGAAGACGAGCTCGCGTGGTGCCAGCTCGCAAACGAGTTCAACCTGTTCGTAGAAGATGCCGCGAGAGTGATCGGGGACGTCGTCGACGTCTACTCTCTACCCGACTGGGTAGTTGTGTGCGAGCACGAGGAGTCCATCCATCAGCACAACGTTGTGGCGGTCTGTCGGAAAGGTGGTCGGTTAAGTTGAAAGTCATCATTGATACCCGAGAGAAACAAAAACAGGTATACAAAGAGTTCTTGGAGGAACGGTTCCCCAAGCATGAATTTATTTTACAAAAACTTGATGAGGGGGACTTTGCGAGTGACAACGTATTGGTTGAAAGGAAGGAAATAGCAGACTTCTTCCAGTCCACATATTCTCATCGTCTTAAAGATCAAGTCTCTCGCATATCATCTCACGAGGATAAATTCACCTTTGTACTCATCCATGGTAATATGGAGAGGTTCCTTCGGGACATTGATGAAGTAGAGATAGGACTGGCGAAGGAGAAAATCTCCTCCATTATGTATGGCAGTCTGGCGAGCGTAACATGTCGCGAAAGGATTCATATAGTATGGTGTGAAGACATCTGCGATGGTCTGGTCAGCATGGTCAAATTCATGGAATGCGCGGCATCCGGGGACTATATGGTCCCATTGAAACGAGATCCAGATAGACTATTCGCCCGCTTCCTTGGCGTAACACCTACGCAAGCAGAACAGATAAAGCTCATGTGGCCGAACATACAGGAGTTTGCGGCAGACTGTTTATGCAATGATATCGTCGGCCGCCTATGCTCTATTCGTGGTATTGGTGTCGTTAAAGCAAATCTTATCGTATCACTCATGTTGGAGTCGTGGCACTCATGGAAATAATGTCAAAAGT